CCCAGGTGACGGAGCCGTCCGGGCCGATCTGCGACCAGCGGCAGACCAGCGTCTCCCCGCTCCGGTTGTTCTGCAGGACGTCGCCGACGGACACCGGCGCGAACCCGGTCACGATCGTGACCGGCACCTGGTTCGGCGCGGCGGCGAGCTGCCCGCTCATTGCCCCGGCGGGCGAGATCACCGCCGACCCGGCCTGCGCGCTGGCCGGCCCGAACAGCGACAGCGACAGCCCGGCGACCGGGTCGAGGGCGGTGACCTGGCCGATGAACAGGAACTCGTTGCCGACGGCCAGGTCGGCGAGGGTGGTCACGTCAGCCGATCCGGCGGAGGGCCATATACGAGCCGGTGAAGATGATCGTGTCGGTTGCGGACGACGTGTTCTGCGCCCAGGTCAGCGCGAAGCTCCCCGCCGTCGCCGCGGTGGCGAGGGTACCGGTGAACGACACGTTCCTGATGATGCCCGAGCCGCTGGTGCTGAAGGAGAACGGCTGCGCGGTGGACTGCAGCGCGGTCGACGCCTGGTCGTTGCCGGCCACGTTGTAGCCGTTCCCCGACAGGTTGAATATCGTGCCGGACGGGATGTTCCACTGGATTTTCAGGTCCGCGGGCGAGGCCGCCCCGCTGTAGATCAGGTAGCCGTCGACCTGGTAGACCACGCTGGCGTCGACGGGCACCGTCAGCTGCGAGTCAGCCGCCAGGGTGGTGTTGCTGCGGTGCTCGGCGGAGGTCTTGTACGCGACCCGGGGAACGAACCAGGTGTTCACGTCGGCCGCGGCGAGGACCTCGCCAACTGTCCAGGTGGGTACTGGCACCGGTCACTCTCCTGTCATCAGAACGTGAGCGCATTGGCGTCGAGCTGGCCGGTGGTGGGGTTGTCCAGGGTGAGGAAGCTGCCGTACTTGACGCAGTCCTGGAGCGAAAACGTCGTCAGCCACGCCGAGGTGACCGAGTCCCACGTGTGGGTGATCCCGGCTATAAAACAATCCTTGCTGACCGGCGAGGCGACGCCGGCGGGGCGCACCCACACCTCGATGCGGTCGCCGATCTCGCGGCCGAGAACCTGCGGCCACAGGTTCGCCGGGTCGGCGGCCGGGTCGACCTGCAGGGACTCGAAGCGGTCCTCGCCGCCCTTGGACACGTACAGCACCCACTGCGCCCAGGCCAGCGCGTCCGGGTCGCCTTGGAGGATCAGGTCGGAGCGGGCGTAGGAGCGGGGGAACAGGTACTTCGCGATGGACGCGGCGTCCTGCGCCTCCTGCAGGTTGCCCCCCACGTGGGTCGCCTGGATGTCGTTCGCGATCGTCGTGTCGTCGGACGCGCGCCCGATCGCGGCGCAGGCCAGCTCGGTGCCCGCCGCGTGCACCGTGCCGGGCAGGTCCCCGAACACCGCCTGCACCGTGTTGGAGCGGGCCTCGGACAGGATCTGCTGGCGCCCCCTGAACGTCACCGCCCCGGCGCCGTTCACGTACAGCTGCCCGATCTCGGAGTCCGTCGCGATCTGCATGAGGTTGAGGGCGGTGTCGCCCAGGCTCGTGCCCTGCAGGGTGCTGCTGCCGGGCCCGACCGCGGTGTACTCCGCTGAGGTCCACCACCCGGCGCGGGTGAGGATGTCGCGGATCCGCGCCCCCGAAGTCGCCCCGACGCCCTCCGGGGAGCCGAGCGCGGGCAGCGTGATCCCGGCCAGCACCTTGAACGCGTCGGTGGCGGGCAGCGTCAGTTCCGCGTACCCGCCGGCATAGGTGACCTGCGCGGGCATCCACCCGTCGGCGTACCCGGAGTACAGCGCGTAGGTGACCCCGGCGAACACCGCCCGGATCCGGACCGGGACCATCGGCAGCAGTTCCGTCGCGCCGCCGGTCACGTAGGGGCCGGCGAGGTTGTCCGGGTCGAAGCTGCCGTCGGAGTTGTCGAGCAGGATGCTGGCGGTGCCCGCCTGGTAGTTCCACAGCGGGCCGGCCAGCCTGGTGCTGGGCCGCGTGACGGAGAAGCTGATCACCTTCGGGGAGACGGCGCTCCAGGTGATCCCGCCGCCCAGCGTGGCCGTGTCGAGCAGCCCCAGTACCGGGTCGTCAAGGATCAGGACGGTGCTGACCTGGACGGGCGTCGTCGTGGCCAGCCCGGCTTCGACGATGATCTGCGGCAGGACCAGCACGATCGGCGTAGGGGGCGGCGGCGGTACCGGGACGGTGACCGTCCCTGTGATTGCCAGCGCGCCGGAGGCAGACGGTGCCGCCGCTGCGGCGCCGGCCGTCCCGGTGACGGACAGTGCGCCGGATGCGGTAGTGCCGCCTGCCGGGTTCAGCGTGACGACGGCAGCGTTGTAGAAAGCGGACGGGGAGAACGTGCCCGCGTAGGCCGCCGCGCCGGTCGCAGACCGGATCTGGTAGCCGGACATGAAATCGCTCGCGGTGCCGGCCGGGGTGACCTGGGCGATGTTGGTCCACGGGCTGGCCGGCCCGGTGACCGTCGTGGTGTCGGTGGAGACCAGGCCGACCCACAGCTCGACGGCGTTCGCCGTGGTGGCCGTCGAGGTCGAGGAGAAGGACGTGCCGTTCGCCCCTGTGGCCGATGCCGCGCTCTTGTCCAGCAGCGCGGCGTTGGTGGCCGCTAGGCCGCTGAACTCGTAGACGGACGCCATGTAGCGGGGGCTCGTCACACTGGAGAAGGTGATGACGACCGACGTCTGCCCGCCTGCGCAGTTCGGGTCAGTCCAGAACGCCGAGATGGACTCGTCCGTCGCGCCGCCGGTCGCGAAGAGCGACGCGAAGTTGTCCGCCGAGCCGCCGATCGTGACGCCGCTGACGGCAGGGTTAACGGTCGAGGCGTTGTGAGTGGTGATGACCACGACCAGGCAGTTCCCCGCCGTGGTCGCGCTGCCCAGGGTGAGTGTCAGCGTGGTGCCGGCGGTGCCCGAGTTGCTTACCGGCGCCTGGACTAGGGAGATCGTCACGGCTAACGCGGTGCCGTCCCCGGCGGGTACAGGCGGCCGCCGGTCTTCGTGTGAGCGAGCAGCAGCTGCGCGACCTCGCGGCCGGCCTCGCGCGGGTTCACCGTATGCGGCACGTTCACGGTCACGTGGTAGTGCACGTCGCCGCCCTTCCCGATGCGGCTGGCGGGGATGACGGGCTCCGGGACGCCGGTGCCGTTGTAGGCCAGCGACAGGCCGGGCGGCAGGTAGCCGCCGCTGTCGTAGCCGTGGCCCGACCCGATGCCCATCCCGCCGGTCATCAGCGTCGGCCCGTAGCGGAGCTCGCCGTAGTGCAGCGCCGCCGCGATGTTCGCCAGCGGGTCGTAAATGTTGCCCGAGGTGCCCGGCACGTGGAACGCGGCGAACGTCGACCCGATGACCTGCATCAGCCCTCTGGACGGGTCGTGCAGCACCGTGGCGTTGAAGTCGCTCAGGTTGATGGCCTGCGGGTTGCCGCCGGATTCCGTCTGCATCTGGTACAGCACCCTCGGGACGAGGCTCAGCGACAGGCCGAGCATCGCCAGCGCCTGGTCCACGACGGGCGTCCACCGCGCGACCCCGCTGCCCACGCCCGGCGCCGCCTCCGCGGCCGCCGCCTTGCCGGCCAGCGCCAGGAAAGCGCTCAGCAGCGCCCCGGCCCCGCTGTTCGCCGCCCCCCTGATGAACGCCGTTTCCCTGCCGGCCGCCCAGCCGGGCGCTGCCGCCATGCCCGCCGGCACGAGGCCGCCGGCCGCGAAACCGGGGATCCTGCCGCGCAGGTGGTCGACGGCGCCGGCGTCCACCATGTGCTTGGGGACCATCACCTCGCCGGGCATCGCCGCCAGCAGGACGCTGTCCTTGCCGGGGATGCCCCCGGTGATCATGCCGCCGGACGCGACGAACGTCAGGCTCCCCAGCTTCTGGGTCTTCATCCCGAGGATGTTCTCCGTCGCGGTGATCGACCCGGAGCCGCTGCCGACCACGTTCACCCGCGGGGTGGCCACCATCCCGTTGATCGTCTTGATCTGCTGCGCGGTCAGTCCCAGTTTGGCCAGCACCGCGTCAATGTGCGCCGTGTCCGAGCGCGGCTTCGCGATCAGCTCGTTAACGCCCGCGATCTGCGGCGGCGTCAGGCCGATCCGCTTCAGCAGCGCGTCGACGTTGCTGGTGTCCGAGTGCGGCTTCACGATCAGCTTGTTGACTGCGAGGATGTCGCTCTGGGTACCGCCCAGCTGGTAGATCAGGGCATCGATCGCGCCGACGTTCGCGCCGGGCTTGGCCACCAGCTTGTTGATCTGGCCGATCGACAGCTGGGTGAAGCCCAGCTCCTTGAGCAGCCCGTCCAGGGCGGTGGTGTTCACCGATATCTTCAGTGACGTGTTCGTCCCGGTCCCGGCGAGCACCGCGGGGAGTCCCGCCGCCTGCCGCAGCCCGGCCCCGCCCGCGCTGCTCGCGCCGGCCACGCCCGTGCTGAACAAGTTGCTGAACTGCTTCTCGGCGAGGTAACCGCCGATCTGGGCGGCAATCGCCAGCCCGATCAGCGTGCCGATCGCCGGGGCTGCCGCCTTTTCCGCGACCGCCGCCGCGCCGCCGGCTGCCGTACCGCCCGCCGCCTCGCCCGCGCCGACCTCGGCCCCGGCCGCGGCGCCCCCGGTCCCCATGGCCGCCCGGATCTCCGCCGCGGCCGACGCGCCGCCCGCCGTCATCGCGGCCTGCATCTCGGCCGCCGCTGCCGTCCCGCTGCCGATGCTGATGACGCCGCCCGTCAGCCACGACGCGACCTTGCCCGTGAACTTCACCCCGACGGAGAACACGCCGAGCTTGTTCAGCGTCAGCATCACCCCGGCCACCTCGAGCAGCGGCTTGGCGATCGCCGGCGGAAGCTTCGCGACCAGCCCGAAGAAATCGGACATGATCTTCAGCTCGGTGATGCCGCCCGCGGTCAGCCCCGGCGCCAGCGCCTGCAGCGCCAGGCCGATGTTCTTCAGCAGCCCCCCGACGACCGGCCCGTTAGCGCGGAACCAGTCCATGAACTTGGTGATGTCCTGCGACGCCTTCGCGGACTGGCTCCAGTTCAGGACTTTCTGGCCGAGGTCACCGACGCCGTTGGACGCCATGGTGATCAGCGGGGTGAACTTGGGCAGCAGGATGACGAACGAGTCGAAGAAGTCGATGAGCGCGCTGCCCCCGGTCAGCACCGCGTACGAGCCCTGGTTGGCGATGAAGTTGCGGAACGTGATAAACGGCGGGGACGTGACCACGTTGTTCATCATGGTCCCGAGGTCGCCGATGACCGGCGCGACCTTGGCGATGATGGGGGCGAGGTCCCCCGTCAGGCTCGTGACGGACTGGAGCCACGGCTGCAGCGCCCCGGCCACGACAGGGGTCTCCGCGGCCTTCACGTTCTGCCAGGCGTTCGCCATGTTGCCCAGCTGCTTGGACAGGGCGATCTGCTGCGGCGACAGCTCAACGTACGCCTTGCTGATCGCCTGCGACTCGGCGAGGCGGTCCGCCGCGAAGCCCTTCTGCTCGGCGGCGTACGCGGCGTTGCGCTGCGCCTGCGTCTTCGCCGTCGACATCGCGATCTGGTACTGGGCGGTGGTCTTCTGCACGGACAGCGTGTAGTTGTTCTGCGCGGTGTTGACGGCCTGCTCGGCCTTGAGCGCGTCGGCGAGGACCGGCTTGGCGACAGCGCCGAACGCCGCCAGGGCGGCGCCCCCCGCGACAACTGCGCCGGACAGGCCGACCGCCGCGCCGGCGGCCACCCCGGTCAGGGTGCCGGCCGCCGGAAGGAGCCCGATCGCCGGGCCCAGCCACGCCGGGCCGCCCCCGCTCTTCATGCTGTTCGCGAACTTCTGCAGGGCCGAGTCGTCGACCTTGACCTTGACGGTCGCCGTCCGGTCCTTCGTCGCCTCGGCCATCTCCGCGCGGAAGATCCTCAGCTTCTCCGACGCCGCCGCACTGTCGATCTTCAGGGCGAACCCGTCGCCGAAGATCTTCTTGAGGTGCTCGGCCTTGGCGTCGATCGCGTCGATCTTCGCCTTCGACGCCTCGGCGTTCTTCACGCCGATGTCGATCTCGATCGACTTGACGACGGCCATGACTCACCTCCCGTCGTGTGCGGCCTGCTGCGCGGTGCTGCGGTTCTCGGCGTCGATGGCGTCAGTCAGCTGCGCGAAGTCGCGCAGGCCCAGCCGGCCGACCTGCTCGGGCGGGATGTTCCACTGGGCCAGCGCCACCAGGTACCTGGCGCGCAGGTGGCTTATCCGCTGAGTGACGATGCGCGGGCGGGCTTGCGGCCGTTCGATGCCGCGACGGTAGGGCGCTCGGCCTCCGCCTTGGCCGCCTCAGCCGCCATTTCCGCCGCTGCGGCAGTGTTGAACGCCTTCATCAGCTTCGGGTACTTGAAGTTCACCGACGCGATGGGCACGTCCAGGTCACCGCCGTGCAGGATCAGCCACGCCAGCACCTGGACGCAAATGGCGCGGCCGGTGGCCAGGCCCTGCTCCCATTCCAGCATCGGCCCGTCGAGGTGCTTCTCGATCTTCAGCGCCTGGTTGACGTCGAAGTCGTCGATGTCTACCTCGTAGGACTTGCCCTCGTACTCAATGATCACCGGTTGCGGTATCCCATCTGCTTGGCCCAGTCGTCGACGATGCCCGCGAAGATGCGGACCACCTCGTCCTGCTTCGCGTCAACGGCCTCGCGCAGGAACGGGCGCACCGGAATCTGAGGTGCCCACGTCCATTTGCTGCGGGGGCCGCGGGCGTACACCGGGTGCCAGCCGGGCGCCCCGGACGCGCGGCCTTCCATGACGCGCGCCTGCGGTGCCGCGTTGCCGCCCGCCGCGACCGTGATGCGGGAGCTGCCGCCCTGCAGCCGCACCGACGCCGGCACCCGCCGTGACCAGCGGGCGGACGAGAGCCGCGCGTAGTCGGCGACGGGCTGGGCCGCCTTGCGGAGCCGGTCCGCGAGGATTGCCCGATCTGCTCCCGGCATGCGCCCTCCCGTGAGTCTCGTAAGGTCCGGCTTGACGGCAGTAACTGCCGCCCGCATGCTGACAGGCATGAAGAAGATGGCCGCGGTAGCGGTGCTCGCTGCTGCCCCGCTCCTCGCGGCGTGCTCGGCCGGCCCGGCGCCACCGCCGCCGCAGTCGGCCGCGCAGGTCGCCCGGCAGGCCGGCGCAACCGGGTTCACCGACTGCGGCAAGATCCGGAGCGACTCGGGGGCCTGGACCGCCGCGGCCGGCCTCGCCGCGGACGCGGGCACCGCCTACGTGCACGGCAAGAGAACGGTCATCGCCACGTTCCCGTCATCCGGGCAGCGGGACACCTGGGTGGCGAAAGTGGCCAGCTTCGGGATAGTGCCGTCGCAGGAAGGCGCTACCTGGGTGCTGTACACCGCCACCGACCAGGCGGCGAAGGGATGCGGCTAAATTGTCTGCTCTTTCGAAACGATCCTGACTTGGATGACCGGGTTCGTGGTCCCGTCGTCGTACGCCTGGAAGCCGATCGACTGGGGGATGACGTCCGGTGACGTCACGTTCACAGCCCCCGACTTGAAGCGCACTGCCGGGAGAATGAAACTCAGCCGGTAGGGGTTGGGACCTGCGGCAACGCCGTTCGCGTCGTTGCCCGCGCTGTCGAACTTCGTGAAGTCGAGTTGCAGCGGCTGGGTGGTATTCGCCTTGAAAACGTCGTACAGCTCTGTCCGGCTGAAGAACTCTGTCGTCAGCGTCCCGGTGATCGTGGGGATCGCGTTCTCGATCGGCTCGCCCTTCAAGCCGCTGTTGCCCAGCCCGTAGCGGTCCACCTTCATCGGCGTGCTGCCGGCGAGGGTGATGCCGGTGACCCGCGAGGCGACCGCCACGCCGCTGGCGACGGACGTCACGCCTGCCGTCGTGGTCGCCGTCCCGCCGAGGGTGAAGACGGACGCGTTGGCGAAGCTGAACAGCCCGTTCGGCGTCGGGTAACTCGCCGCCGCGAGGCCCGTCGAGGTCAGCTCGGTCTGCCCGTCGGCGGTCACCTTCAGCTGCGCGATCTGGTTGTCGCTGCAGCTGAACTGCCAGTCCGTAAGTTTCACGCCGGTGTAGGTGAACGGCTGCACGGTGACGCCGCTGATCTGCGGGCGGCCGACCTGCACGGTCATGAACTGCCCGGCCTTCGACCCGTTCACGTGCACCTGCTGGTACGCGGTGCCCAGGACCACGGTCGGCGTCGTGAACGCGGAGCCGAGCGCGTACTTCCACCAGAAGCCCATGCTGTCCGCGACGGCCGTCGCGGCCTCGCCGCTGGTGTGCTCCATCGTCAGGTCGCCGTTAACGTCGAACTGCGACACGACGGTGCGGGTGGACCGGTTGAACGCCTGCCCGGCCTTCAGGCCGGCACCGTCCAGGAACGCGGGATTGTAGACGAAGTTCTCGCTGAGGAACTCGTAAAAATGAGTCGTTGTGACCGGCGTGCCGTAGGTGGTTTCGGCCACAGCCCCAACTTGTCCGCTCAGACCTGAGGCATAGGTGGGCATCAGGTGGCCGCCTTCCCGCTCGTGTCGTCAGCCTTCGCGCTGGCCTTCGCCGCCGGCTTGTCCGCGACGGGTTCCCACTTGTCCGGCGGCCAGATGATCGGCAGCGGGTCCTTGTCGGTGCTGTCCGGCTGGAAGTCGGGCACCTCAACCACCTCGTCCGCCTCGACTTGACGGCCGAGCAGCGGCACGTCCAGCGCGCCCCCGCTGATGTTCTTCTTCAGTGACATGCGCGCTCCCGTACCTTGGAGAGATGACCGATGACATCTGGACCGGCGAGCGCCGGTTCGTCGTCTGGGACCGTGCGATTTGGTACCGCACCTACCGCGAAGGCGGTTTCGACGGCTACCGGACGCTGACCGGCCGCCGGCTGCCGTGCGCCACGATGGAAAAGGCGGTGCGCCGTCCCGACCTTGCAGGCGAGATCCGGCGGCTCAGCCGCCGATGCGCGCCTTAAACACCAGGTCGAACGCCACCCGCGCGACCGCGCCGGTCTGCGTGTTGTTCTGCAGCAGCGCCAGCGCCGTGATCCCCGGGTCGGGGAACAGCACGTTCCCGCCGAACTGCGTCGTATCCGCTTGCATGACCTGCTCGACGGCCGCGACGATGCCCGTCGCCGACACGCGGACCGTGTGCATGTCGTCGGTGCCCGCCCACGCCTCCGCGCAGCAGTGGACGGTCACCGTCTCGTTGCGGCCGAGGCGCCCGATCGCGCCCCACTCCTGAACCGAGTCCGCCGCGGGCTCCGCGTTCGCGTTGTCCGGGTCGGACAGGCCCACGTACAGGGCCAGCGGCGCGTCGAGCGCTGTCGTCGGCGGACCGTCGTACACCGTGACCGGCGGCGTGGCCGCGCCGAGCAGCGCCGAGTTCGTGAACAGCGTCACCAGGTAGTCCAGCAGCGCCGGGATACGCGATGTGACGGTCACACGAACGCCTCGGCCATAAAGGGCACGCCGTTCTGGCTGCCGTTGAGCAGCTCGGCGGCCTGGTTCGGGATGGCGAAGCCGAAACCGGGGATCGTCACCATCTCGCCCGCGCCCATCGACGGGCGCACCGCCGGGCCGTGCTGCGTGTCCCACAGGTGCTGCAGGATGATCCGCGCCGCGGTGTTGAACGCCGCCGGGACGCTCGTGCCCCACCCGGCGACGTAGACGACGGTCACCTGCGGCAGCCACTCGAAGAACGGGCCGTAGAACGGCAGGCCCAGCTTCCGGCGGATCAGCCCCGCGTTCACGTCCAGGTCCAGGCCGGCCGAGATGTCGATCGCGCCGCCCGATGCGGAGGTGACCGAGGTCACCGAGACGAGGGGCCGCTGCCGGACCGGGATGACCGTCTGGAATGACTGCATCTCTGACCGCTCGGTGAACGCCCGGTTGACCAGCGGGCCGCCGGTCATCCGCTCGATGCAGGACTGGATCGTCGCGACGTAGCCCTGTATCTCGCTGTCGGACGCGGTGTTCGACTGGGGAATGTTCAGGCCGTCTTTCGCGTCGGACAGCGGCAGCACGGCGGTTTCGAACGGGTCGAACACGTCGAAGTCGCCGAAGCTGACGCCCGCCCCGGTGCCCGTCGCCGTCCACGTGAACTGGTAATGGCCGATGACGGCGAGGTCGGTGACCGGGATGTCCTGATGGTAGGTACCAGTGGAATCGTTGGCCGGGGTGGCGTAGGTGCCGGTGGTCAGCTGCGTGCCGTCGGCTTGGGCGATCTTTACCAGCAGCGTCAGGGCGGTCGCGTTGACCAGGGTCCCCGTGACGTCCCTGACGGTCGTGGACAGGCGGATCGGCTGGCCGGCCGGGTAGCGGCTCAACTGGGCCCTCCTGTCGTCTGCGTTGCGGCTGTGAGGGTGCCCTGCGCCGCCGTGGCGGCCGTGAGCGCGCCGGCGGACTGCGCGGCGGTCAGTGTGCTGCCCGGTGCCCCGGAGGCCGTCAGCGCGCCGATCGTGAACAGCGGCAGGAACTGCGCCGTCCCGGCGATAGTGAGCGCGCCCGCTGCCCCGCCCGCTGCCGCCGGTGCGGCGGTGCCCGTGAAGGCGACCGCGCCCGTTGCGGCGGCAGGTGCCCCGGCGGCGGCTGTTCCCGCCAGCGCCAGCGCGCCGGATGCGGTGACGCCGGGGCCTGTTGCCGCCGCGGTGCCGTTGAAGACGGCACTGCCCGCTGCCGCGGCCGGCGCTGACGCCGTCGCGGTCCCGGACAGGACCACGTTCGCGGCCGCGGCGGCGGCTGCTCTCGCAGTGGCGGTCCCGGACAGGAGAACGCTTCCGGCCGCGGCGGACGGTGCCGCCGCGGTGGCGGTCCCCGCGAGCGCCAGAGACCCGGTTGCAGCGGCCGGAGCCGATGCAGAGGCACTCCCGGCCACGGTGACGCTGCCCGCGGCTGCCGCGGCTCCCTTGCCTGCGGCCGACCCGGTGATGTCCAGCGCGCCCGCGGCGGTGGCGGCACCGTTGCCAGTTGCCGTGGCCGTGCCGTTGAAGATGACGCTGCCCGCGGCGGTGACCGCGCCTGCGGCGCCCGCGGTGCCAGCGACCGCCAGCGCGCCGGCGGCGGCTGCTGGTGCCTGTCCTGCTGCTGTCCCCGCCACGGCGAGGCTGCCAGTAGCCCCGGCCGCGCCCGCGGCGCCTGCTGTCCCGGCCAAGGTGACCGCAGCCGCGGCTGCCGCCGGGGCCTGCCCGGTGCCGGTCCCGCTGATGTTCAGCGCCCCGGAGGCCGCTGCGGCCGCGGCCGCGGCCGCGGCCGCGGTTCCGGTGACGTCCAGCGCTCCGGCTGCGACTGCGGGCGCCGTCGTCGCGGCAGGAGGCTGCGGAGGCGGCCATGTCCCGAACTGGCGGAACGCCATCGGGGACTGACGGCCCGGCGGGACCGGCGCCGGCACGGTCGGTGCCACTGCTGCTGCGGCTGCGGTGAAGTCCAGCGCCCACGCAAGCCCTGAGCCCGTCACCGGGCCGGGGATGCTGACCGTGGCCGTGCCGGGTGCGCTGACGTCGACGCCCCAGCCGATACCCTGCACGGCTCCGTCTGACGGACCCGACAGTGCGTCGGAAGTCCAGTTCAGCAGGCTGGCCGGCGTCGCCGTGAACGCGGGCGTGTTAGCTGAGCTGTTGCCTGTGGCCGTAGCCGGGTAACCGTAGACAGTCGCGTCGCTGGCGTTGCCGATAGTCAGGGACGGGTTCGTGAAGCTGCCGCCGCCGGACGCGAAGCTGGTCGCCTGGCTGACCTTGTTCGCCGGCGTCGAGGACGACAGGCCGCGCAGCACCAGAACTTCCAGCGTGCCCCACGTCGAGGCGGACAGCACGGGGGCGACGGTGGTTTCGCTGCCGGTCAGGGTCTTCGTGTAGACAATCCGGTGGTCTGATGCCGTGCCGGTGTTGTCGAGCTGCGATGCGTAGCCGGTCAGGGTGACGGTTGTAGCTGACCCGAAGAAGTCCATCGAGACGACAGCCACGTCGCCTGCTGCGATCCCGGCAGGCATCGGGGCCACGGGCGCAGCGGTGGTGTTGAACAGCGTGCCGCCAGCGGTATGGTCCGTGGTCGCGCCGACGAAGGTAACCACCGGCGATCACCCCCTCCGGGGAAGGGGGTCTAGTCGAGTGCTTCCACGAGCCACTGCGTGCAGGCGACAGCGCCGAACGCGGCCGACAGGGTGGCCCGCAGCCCGATGCCGGTCACGACCGACGTGTCAACCGTCGCAAGCGACGTCTCACCCGAGATGTTCGGCATCGGCAGGATGATGGCGTTCCCCGTGCCGAGGGCGACCGGAGCGCCGGGAACCGCCATCGGGAGCTTGACGCTGCCCTGCGTCGAGCAGGCACCCACGGCGCTCGCCTGCGTGTTGACCGCCGTGCAGCGAATCAGCGCGTCCAGTTCCCACTGAAGACCCGTCACCGACCCGACGCCGAGCGCCAGCGTCGTCGTCGTCGCGAGCGTCTGGTAGCTGTTGCTGTTGCCCTTGTTCGCGGTGAGGAGCCAGCTCAGGTTCGAGGTGGTACCGCCCGTGTTCACGAACCCGCGCGCCGAAACGCGGATCAGCATGCCGACCTGCCAGCCGAGCGGCTGGCCGTCCGGGTTGACCGTGGCGACATCGGCAGTGAGCGCCTGCGCCTGAGTCGGGCTGATCGTCGCCGTCGTAGCCGAGGCAGACAGGGTGGTACCCGCGCCGGAAGCACGAGGGCTCCCGCTGTTGACCAGCGTCACCCACTGCTGGTTAGCCATTAGTTCGTGTCGCCCCACACCAGCAGGTACCCGGCGTCGTGCGAGAGCCCGGCGGGCATCGTCACCGTCGTACCCGAGCACGCGGCGGACGCGGTACCCGCGATCGTCGTGGCCATCACCGCGGCCTGCTTCACCGTCTGGTAGTCGGGAACGACGCCGGACGGCCCGAGGTCTGCCGTGTCCGCGGCGGTGACGTTGCTGATCTCGTACAGGCACACCCGGTCGGCGGCGTTGTTGTCGAACACCTTGTGGACCTGCGCTGCCGTGATCGCGGCCATGTCAGCTCGCCGCCAGGCTAATCGCCCCGGCCGCGACGGTGATCGTCACCGCTGTCACCGGCGACGACAGGTGCGCGCCGATGCCGTACACGCCCGCCGACACCAGCGACCAGAAACCGAAGTCGGTCACCGCGGTGACGCCCGACGTGGTGAACGACAGGGTCCCGGAGTTGGTCTTCGCCCCGGCGCTCGCCGCGTTCCACGTCTCGGCCAGCCGGGTCACGCCCGCGTACTCGTTCGCGCCCGTCGTCCCCGGGGTGTTCGTGTGGCACGACGCGAATCCCAGGTAATTCACCGAGGGTGCGGTGTTGGCCAGCGCGTCGAGCGCCGCATTCGAGGGGACAACGCCCAGGTTGGTCATCTCAGCCCTCCCGCTTCAGCGCGCCGCACTCGTCGCTGCACCTGTGGGTGAACGGGTCGCCCGGCGCGTGATCCGGGTGGCCGCGCTCCTCGTGCATGACGCCGATCAGGTGCGACACCTCGCCCGCGTGCTCCGGCGACACCTCGATGTACTGCTCGGAGACGTCGTAGACGGTGCCGTCCGACGTCGTCACCGGCCCGTACGCCGGGCCCGTCAGCAGCACGTGGCCGTCGCTCTCGTAATGGAAGCGCGGGGTGCCGTCCTCGTTCTGGCCGATGTACGTTTTCGTGATCATCCGGGTCCTCAGATCAGCATCGTCGTTTTCATGTGGCCTGCTTTTACCCCGGTGTGGACGTGCACCGGTACTCCCGCCGCAGCGCAGCGCAGGCAGAACGTCAGGTCCTCGCCGATGAGCGCGCTCCCGGCTGTCGACTCCCGGAACCACGGCGCCGCCTTGTCGCCGGCGCGCTTCGCGACCGTGTCCAGCGCGGTGCGGTGCAGCAGCAGGCACGCCGCGCCCGTCGCGGACACGGGCACGCAGGCGTCCTCCGGCCACTTCTTGTAGCGGACGAAGCACAGTTCCCCGTCCCGCTCAGCCAGCTCGTACATCGTGCTGTACGGCTCGCCGCCACCGTTGTCGGTGTTCTGGCTGAAGCACAGGCCGCCGACTACGGGCCGCTCCACCGGGTCCGCCGCGGCGACCAGCCGGTCGACCGTGTCCGGCGGGAACCACATGTCCGTGTCGCACATGAACAGCCAGTCCGCGGTGCGCTCCTCGAGGAACGAGCGGGTCACCATGTTCCGCGCCGTGGAGATGTTCGGGCCCGACCCGACCGCGATCACCGCGTCGACGGCCGTCTTGCCTTCCATGCACACGGCCAGCAGGGACGCTGCGAACTCGGCGCGGACCAGGCCGCCGTGCACGTAGCCGATAACGCAGCGGTCAGTCACCGTCAGCTGGTGCCGTACTTCGTCAGGCCGCTCTGCGTGGTGCCCGGGTAGCCTGTGACCGGGCTGTCCATGCTGCCGCCCTCGGGGGGGACGCCGGTGACGCCGGAGCCCAGGCCGTCGTCGAACACCTGGACGTCGTCCTGCCTGGTTCCCGGGTAGGTGCCCGCGCCCTGGACGGGGTTCTCCATGTTCGCGCCGGGGCTGATGTCTGAGCTCTCGTAGTCGGGGAAGCCGGAGGTCACGTTCATCGCGCCGGCGCCCTGGGGCGACATCAGGATGGCCTCGGCCTCGGCCTGGCGGGGACTGTGACGGTCCGGGATGCCGGCACCCGGCCCTGCCCCCTCGGCCCCGCCGGACAGGTCCATCGCCGCCGCCAGCGCCGCGCCGATGCCCGCGATGTCCTGCGGGCCGGAGATGCTGTACGGCGCGGGCTCCGTGGCGGACGGAGTGACCTGCGCCCAGCCGGCCGGGTCCGACGGGCCGTCAGCCGGGGTCACCGGGTCCGGCGCGCCGGCCGGGTCGGGGGACTGAAAGAACGGGGTGCCCATGACTGGCTCCTAGTAGTCGCGGTCGGGGTCGTAGTACGCGCCGGACGGGTCAGTCAGGCCGGCGACGGTGCCCGGGTCCAGCGGCGACGGCGGGAACGTCATCAGGTCCCCGATCGTGCTGCCCTGCCCGTACGTATCGGACTGGAACTCCTGCCAGCGCGCCGTCGCGCTCGCCACCGCCCCGGCCACGCTCCCCGCCACGTCATCCCGGCCGCCCGCGTCGGCATCGCCCATCGCGTTGATCGGAGCCAGCGTGCCCGGGTAGTACGGGGCGTCGGCGAGTCCTGCGGCTATGTCGTGAGCGGCCGCGGACTCGGTCGTGTTCAGGCCGGTCACGCCGGACATCACCGCCGCGGCCGCATCGCCCAGCGGCCCGATGTCCGCCATGTACGCGGGCGGCTCCAGGGACTGGGCGGCACCCGCGTACGGGACCGGCGCCGTGCCCGGGGAAGATGCCTGCGGCATCTGCGGCGCGTCGCCCGGTGAACCGTGAATATCAGCCATCACGCCCTCGCCTGAACGAAAACCTTGGTGCGGGTCGCGTCTGCCGTCGCCTGCACGATGCGGAACCGGATGTACGGGGTCGCCACCGGCACGGACACGTTCTCAGTGAGAACCGTCTGCGTCGGCGGCGCGGCGTAGGTGATGTCGGTGTCCAGCGCGGCCCCGTCGAAACTGCCCTCGATGGTCAGCGCCGTCGTGCCGGTCGAGTTCGTGAACAGGTACGACAGCAGCAGCGTCGTGTATCCCGTCGTGTCGTACCAGCCGGTCACGACCGGCGACGCGGCGACCGTCGCGGGAGTGTTCATCTCCCAGACGCGGTAACCCGGCAGCGTCGGCATCTAGGACGCCTTCCCGGCCTCAGGCTTGGCCGCGGTCTTCACCGGCGCCGCCTTCGCCTCAGCCTTCGCAGGCTCGCTTTTGGCAGGCGCCTCGTCCTCGCCGGTGTCCAGCGGCTGGAACAGCTTCCCGGAGCCCGCGTCCCGCTTCACCAGCTCATGGGTGGCCGGCAGCGTGTCGCCTTTGGTAACGAACGCCGTCGTGCCGTCGTCCAGCACCGCGACGAACGTGTCCTGCGCCTTCATCCACTGCTGCGCCATCGCCGCTCCTCCTAGGTATTCGGGTACGCCGCGAGGTACTGGGCGAGGCGGCCGTGGATCTGCCCGGACGCCGCGGCCAGCGGTACCGACGACCAGTACGACGCCGGCGTCTGCAGGAACGCCTGCGCCGTTATCGAGTCGCGCGACGCGCCCATCTCGACGTGCTCGTCGGTACCGGTCACCGTGTTGTGGAACACGAACGAGACCAGTGCGTACCTGGCTGCCACGGTCGCCTCACCCCTTCCTGGCTGAACATAAACCAGATTGCAGGCAAAATGCCTGGTCAGGCTACTTGCCCTTCATGATCCTAAATGCGTTGGGAACAGCGACCTGGCTGCCCACGCGCCAGAACATGAACCAGCCAGCCTGCCCTGTGGGCAGGTTGCCGCCGGACGCCTTCACCAGCGGCTCATAGACGAGGGATACTCCCACACGGTCCACGATGTAGAACTGGCCGTAGTCGCCGAACGCCATGAGCAGCGTCCCGATGGCGAGGGCCGGGTCCATCGTGGTCGACTCGTAGATCGGAGCGCCGAGCAGCGTCTCCGGCTGCCCCTTGCCGAGGTTCGTCCAGAACGACGCGCCGCCGGCCGTGTCGAGCTGGCGGGTGCGGTTGATCTGGGCGACGTTCGAGACCCACGCGCAGCCGGGCGCGTTGCGGAACCGGGGCGGCAGCGCCCCCTGCACCGCGTAGATGTCGCCGACCGCCACGACCAGGGTCGTCGCCGTGGTGACGACGGTGGTCGCGCCGGTGATGACGCCCTGCGGCACGCCGCCGGACCCGGCACCGGTCGCGAACGCGGCCTCCTCCAGGCGGTCCTTGGCGTCGGCGAGCAGGCGGGGAAGCTGCTGCCCGAAGTCGGTGTCCTCGAGCACTTCGTAGGAACCGAACACCCACGCGGCGGCCTTCTGCGGGGTGATCGCGATGTTGCCCACGGTCGGGGAGCCGTCGGTGACCGTGCTGCCTTCAGTGAGCCACGCCGCGTTGACGCCGGCCGACGTGACGCCGTTCCACGTGTTGGACGTGGTCTGCTTCACGTTGGAGATGCGCCGCCACGGGTTCGCCGAGCCGGTGTTCGTGAGCACGATCGTCGGGTCCAGCACGAACGGCAGCAGGTACCCGCCGTTTGCCAGGGTGAGGGTCAGCGCGGCGCGCTGGGCCATGCCCTGCGGGTCCTCGACGTAGGCGCGGAACGCCTCCTGGTACTCCTCGGAGCCGGTCAGCAGCATGTGCCGGGCGATCCCCGGGTTGTCCTGCGCCTTGAGCGTCGCCGCCTCGGCGTAGTCGCGGGCCATGTTCCCGCGCTTGGCCTCCAGCTCGATCGCGTCCAGCGCGCGGGCGCGCAGGTCAGCGCGGGTCACGACCCGGCTGCGGACCGCGTCCAGGTCCTCGTACGGGGAGCGGCCGGAGCGGAAGAAGGTGTCCGGGCCGCTGCCGCCGAGGTAACCGCCGTCCCCGTCGCCGTCGTACCCGGCGCCCCGCTCGAGGTTTGCCGGGTCGGCCGCGGTGCGGGTGATCGCGCGGATCTGCTCCATCCGGGCGATGATCGGCTTGGTTTCCTCGTCCAGCTGCTTCCACCGCTCGATGAGGGTGTCGCGGAGGTCGCCGTCGTTCTCCTCGGTGGTGTCCTCGCTCGTTTCCATCCGCTGCAGCTCGCCCTTGATGCGGGCCATCTCCGCGGACTTCTCCTTCAGTGTGGCCATGTCGCCACGTGTCCTTTCGGCTGGTTACCAGGTCAGCCCGGCTGCCTCGCGGAGCCTCTTGGACTCCATCTCGTACAGCGCGTGCTGGTGATACCGGGCCGAGTGCTCGTCGCCGTCAGTGCGGCTGAGCGGGTCGCCGGCGGCGGGCGCGTCATCGGGCGCGGTGCCGGGGTCTTGCTCTTCGTCCGGGTCCGGGGCGTAGGCACCCGGAGTGGACATGCGGACGCCGAGGATCTCAGCGCCCGAGTAGGCGGGGTACAGCACCGGCCCGTACTCGCGCAGCCCGAGCTCGGAGCGGTGCACCGTGGTGAGCTCCTCGCCGCGGGGGCGGTGCTTCTCGCCGCGGCGCAGCTGGGGAGTCGAGCGCATGATCGCGCCGGTGAACGACTGGGAGGTGATCGACCCGGCGCGGATGTTCTCCAGCACCTCGTCCGCCAGCGGCGTCTCGCTGTAACGGGTGCGGGTCAGCAGGCCGCGGGACTCGGCGCGGATCTCGACGGGCACGCCGATCGGCATGCTGAAGCGGTCCGACGGGTTGCCGGACAGGTCACGGCCGTGGTTCCACAGCACCTTCACCGAGCCGGGGAAGCCGCCGCGGGCGCGTGAGGCGTGGTCGATCGCCCGGTTGAACGCCGTCGGGTCGATGACCTCGACGTAGTGGCCCTCGTGGTCGACGATCTCGGCAGGCTGGTCGAACACCGCGGCGTACGCCTCGACGGTGCGGCCGTCGCCGCCGTCGGCGGACCGCAGGATGTGGATGTCCTCCAGCGCGTACAGGCGCATGAACTCCGCGCGGGACGCTGGCTGCTTGCTGTCGTCGGCCACGTCGGCTCCAAGTTTGTCCATCGCGGCCTTGATCTTCGCCTTGACCTCGGCGAGGGTCACGCCGTTCATCGGGTACTGCGAGGCGTTCTTAGGCATGTTGATGTAGGACCAGGCCGCCCGGATGTGCGCCTCGGTGTCGAGCGGGTACTTGCCGTTCTTCGGGTCGGCGTACTTGACGTCGCCGTAGGGCTTCCCGGTCTCGGCCCGCTGGCCGTGGGCGATGAGCAGCTCGGCGATCTGCCGGCCTGCCTCACGAGGGTCCACCGTCACCGCTGACCTCCCGGTCGTTTTCTTCTCCATTGCCGCGTGCGTCGCCGGGTAGATGCCGAGCACCGCGTGATGACGCTCGGCGCAGAATCCTTTGGCGCGCTCGGGGTCCATGTGTGCTTCATCGACGGCCAGGCGCACACAACGCATAAAATCGCCGCCGTCTCCCCACCGGATACGGGCGGCACCTGCGCCCCGCTCCCACCAGTCGGCGAGCTGGTGAGGGAAGACGCCAGGGGTGCCGCTGTCGCCACCGGCCACGGCGTTCCTCCCCGCTGATGCGCTAGGCAGATATATACTTTGACCATGCCTAATGCAGCACGGCCGGTAGCTGAGCGCTTCTGGGAGAAGGTCAGCAAAGACGGTCCGGTCCCGCCCCACCGCCCCGAACTGGGGCCGTGCTGGCTGTGGACCGGCGGCATCAACCGCCAGCGCGGCGGTTACGGGATGTTCATGCTCCGCAAAGGCGTTATCCGGCGTTCGCACCGCATCGCGTGGGAGCTGGCTAACGAGCCGGTTCCCGGTGGGCTTTGGGTCCTGCATCACTGCGACGTGCCAGCGTGCGTTCGCCCTGAGCACCTGTTCCTCGGAACCCCGAAGGACAACTCAGGCGACATGGAGGCCAAGGGGCGCGGCAATCACCCGCACGGCAGCGCGCGCCCGCAGGCCCGGCTGTCCGAGGCAGACGTGCTGGCCATCCGCGAAGCGCGGCAGCAGGGGGCCACGGGAGCCGAGCTAGCGCGGCAGTACGGCGTCCACCGCAGCAGCATCTACCACATCTGCCAGCGCGACTACTGGAAGCACGCCTAGAACCCGACACGCCCGATCGGGCGTGCACCTGGTAACGATTTGATAAACCCGCCGTAAGTACTGGTCAGTGGTGGACAGTACTCGTCGGTGGCGGACAGTGCGGACCGGAGCGGACTGGCATGGACTCAGCGCATTCCACTGACGGGGGTGTATGCGCAGGCCGTGGCCATACTGATCGTCATGACACAACTGACGCTTCTGCCGGAACTTCCCGACAGCCCCGCTAAGACCGGCATCGTCTACCTGATGACTGACGGGCTGAAGCTGAAATGGGGCTACACAAGCCGGGGCCTTCGCCAGCGTTCCGGCGAACTCCGCGCCCAGGTCATCGGGTTCATGTCAGGCACCCGCCAAGACGAGGCCAGGTACCACGAAATGGTGCGCCGCTGGTGCGTCGGCGGCGAATGGTTCTCGCTGCCCGACGACCCTGCGGTGCTCTACTGGCTCCAGCTCACGGTGCGAGGGCTAGCCCAGTGGCGAGGAGTCCCGGCCGATGAGGTGCTAGCCCGCATCACCGCCGCGAACATACGGCGCGCTGCCTAGCTATCAGAGCTTCGCCGCCTGCGCGTCGAGCGCCGTCGCCTGCGACAGCAGGCCGCTGATCTGCGTCCGCAGCCCGGCGATCCGGGTCTTCAGCGACGCGTGCTTGACCGCCGCCTTCCGGTGGGCCTTGTGCGCCACCGCCGCGTGGTGCTTCACCGCGGGCACCGCCCCGGGGTGCTTCGCCGCCGCGGCCGCCGCCTTGGCCGCCGCCGTGGCCTTCTTCGCCGCCGCGAGCGCCGCCGCCTCCTGCTTCAGGAGCGCGTTCAGCTGCCCCTGCAGGACGTGCGCCCTGGCCCGGTCCGCCTTCGCCTTCGACTGCAGGGCTGCCTTGCGGGCCGCCGGGCTGTTCGCGACGTGGGCCATGTGGGCGACGTGGGCGACGTGGGCCGCGTGTGCCTTCGCGGCCGCGCTGCCGCCGCCGGAGCCCCCTCCGCCGCCGCTTGAGAACTGGCCGCCGGCGGCGCTTCCCGCCGGGGCGTGGTTCATGTTGAACCGCTGCGCGCCCGCCGACCACCGCGACGCCCACGATGCCGCCCACGTATCAGGCATGACCGGCTCCGTTCAGCGCCCGCCGCGCCGCCGTCGCCACCGGCACGGGCCGCGTCGAGTTCCCGCCGTCACCGGGGCTGGTCGATCCGGTCGGCAGGCGCGGCGTAGACGGCGGCAGCGGGTCGGCGGTCGCGCCCGGCGACGTCTGCGGCAGCATGTGCTGCACGTTCCCGGTCGGCACCGGCGGCGGGGCCGCCGCCGGCTTCAGCAGCGACACGTCCCCGGCCTGGACCGCCGCGACCGCCGACATCTTGTCGTAGCCCGCCTGCTGGTACGCCAGCAGCGCCTGCCCGTGGATCAGGGCGACCTGCGCGCGGACCTGCTCGCCCTGCTGCAGCGCCGCTATCGCGCCGGTGTCGTACCACAGCCGCGCCCCCGCCGGAACGTCCGCGACCAGTTCCTCCAGCGCCGCGCACATCGACCGCCACAGCGACCGCAGCGTCAGGTCCGCGAACCGGCGGATGACGTCCTCGTACGACTTGCCCGCGCCCTTGATCGACTCCAGGCCGATCAGCAGCGCCGGGACGCCCGACGGGGCGAGGATCCGCTGCACGCCGTCGACGGACACGTTGCTGAAGTCCATCTGCGACAGGCTGTTCCCGGCCAGCGTCAGGTCAGCGCCCTGGTCCAGGACCAGGGTCTTGCCCGCGTTGTCCGGGCCGCCGTACCGGGCCGTCATCCGGTCGCGGATCGCGTCGATCGTCGCGGGCTGCAGTTTCTGCGCGTACTTGATGATGATGTTGGGCGTGGCGTTATTGGACAAGTACCTGATCTTGTACCTGGTCATCGCGTCGTCGGCGGTCACGTCCCGCATCACCGGCGTGAGCCAGCTCATGCCCCGGAAGTCCGCCGCCGGGTCGGGGATCGGGTGCCAGTGCGCGACCTCGTCGGCCGGGGCCATGAACGGCGCGCCGTGACCGGTTACGCCCTGCGGCGGCTGGTGCCAGTAGCCGACCTTCTGCCGGTAGCTGCCGCCGCCCGGCACGCTGACCAGCTCGGAGACGATCGTGACCCAGTCGGGCCGCAGCCGCACCAGCGGCGCGTCAGCGTCCGGGGTGCTCCAGATGTAGGCGTTGCCCGCCAGCGACGCGTCCTGCTCCATCCGGGCGATCAGCTCGCCCGACGTCGACCCGGGCCCGAACGGGCGCTCCAGCGCCGCCAGCGTCTGGTTGCCGAACAGGTGCTTGTCGTCTTTTGCCTGGAACTGGAACTGCGCCTCGGCCAGCAGCATCATCCGCACGAGGATCGCGCTGAACACCGGGGAGTCCGACGCGTTGACCTGCTGCGCCCAGCCCGCGAGCTGCGGCAGCACCGCCTCCCGGTCCGGGCTGCCGTAGGAACTCGTCAGGACCGCCGCGCCGCTGGCCTGTCCCTCCCAGTAGCCCGCGTCCCGGCGGACCAGCCGGTCAAGCAGCCTCACGACGCGCGGGCCCGCTCAAGAACCTGCGACAGCGTCGGGACCTCGTGCACCGACGGCCGCGACCTGTCCCCGTAATCGCGCAGCAGCGCGTACGCGCCCACCGCCACCGAATCCGCGATGATTGCCACGCCGAGCGCCCACAGGCCGATCAGCGCCGCGCCGCCCAGCACCCCGGCGAGGGAGAGCAGCAGCAGGACCACGGACAGGCGCATGTCATCTCCCTTGGCGCGTCAAAAGTTGCGAGATCCGGCCGGATCCGACGCAAAAGTAGGCTAGGTATGGCCCCGCTCAGATCTGCCACACGCCCGGCGTGGCCAGTTCTTCCCAGCGCAGGAACGCCCAGACCGCCAGCGTCGCCGCGACCAGCGGCCCCTGATCGACCGCCACCTTCGGGTCCCACGCCTGCGCCCCGGCCAGCTTGCGCTGCTGCCCGGCGCGGACCGCGTTCGTCAGCGGCGGCTGGTCAAGGTGCTCAAGTCCCCCGTCGTTCACCAGGTCCAGGAACTGCCCGTGCGCGACCGCGACGTCCTCCGCATCCGGGAGCACCGCGATGATGCCCGCCGTCTTCAGCGGCTCCACCAGCGTCCCCGACTGCGCCTTCGCGTTCACCACCACGGCCACCGGGTCATGCTTCACGTACAGCGCAGACAGGGCCGCCGTGACGCCGCGCGGGTGACCGTAGTACGGCGACAGGTCGACCAGCACCTTCCCCGTCGCGCCGCGTCCCGCCGCCACCACCGACGCGACCTTCCGGTCCTCGCTGATCGCGACACCGAAGGCGACTTCCCCGCTCACAGCAGGCCGCCCTGAGCCGCCGACGCGCCCCACGTGTCCTCGGCGATGACACCCCAGCCGGGTTTTGCCACCTCAGGCCATTGGCAAAGATAGGCGCGCCGGAACTCCGGCAGCTCCATCAGCCCGTAGTCCGTCGCCACCGTCTCCTCCGACACCGTGATGCCCAGCGCAGGCATGCACGCACGCCACGTCGCCGGGTCGGCCGGGTCGGCGTCATCAGGTGCGCTGTAACCGACATAGCACCCGTCCGAGGTCACGCCCATCTCGGCGCGCGTCCGGCCGTCCTCGACCTTCCCGCGGAAGTACGAGGACTTCTCCGTGCCCGCCGCCGACACCACCCACAGCTGCGCGTCCCGCGTCATCATCGCCGGGCGCATCGCCTGCTCAAGGTGGTCGTCCTGCTGCGCCCACGCCTCGTCGATCACGCCCAGGTCCAGGTTGTCACCGTGACCGCTCGTCTGCGTGTTGCTCACCAGGCCCAGCAGCGACCCGTTCCTGAACACCAGCGCCTCAGACCCCGAGCCCTTGCGGACGTCGATGAACGGCGCCAGCTTGCTCGCCTGGATCCGCGGCCACCACACGTCAAGCAGCCGGTGCCGCGCGTCGAGCCGCGTCTGCGCCGTGTACGCGATCTGCGTCCCCGGCCGCCGCAGGCCCCGCGCGATCATCATCGACAGCAGGTCGACGCTCTTGCCCTGCTGCCGCATCACCTCGATCACGACCTGCCGGAACGCGAAACGGCCGTCCGCGCCCAGCTCCGTCGTGACCTCGTTCACCTCCTGCTGCCACGGCATCAGCCCCGGCCCCGCCAGCGTGCGGAAGTTCAGCAGCTCCGCCGTCCGCGCGATCCCAGCCGCCAGGTTCGCCCGCCCCGGCGTCGCCGGGGTCGCGAACCTAGGCCTGCAGGGCGCTGAACAGCCCCGTGAGGTCGGCATCGGGCTTCCCGCTCGCCTTCGGCATCAGCTCAGCCAGCGTCATCCGCAGTTCCCGCGCCAGCGGCGCGTTCGACGGGTCAGCGCGGTGCGCCTCCGCCATCCGGGCAGCCAGCTGCCGCATCTCCGCCGCCGCGTCGAACTTCGCCTCAGGCGCGGGAGCGGGAGTGATCGAGATCAGGCGCGGCGGAACGGCCTCGCCGCGGAGCGCGGCGCACCTCCGGCACAGCGAATGATCACCCGCAGCGTGTGCCCGCGCACGGCGGACACGGAGGGCCCCCGAATCCGCCAAGGGGTCACTGCTCCTTCGTCGCGTACTCGCGGACGTTCGCCAGCGGGATATGCCGGTCAGGCTTGCCGCTGTGCATCCGCATCGTGATGTGCAGCACACCGTCCTTCGAGCTGGCGCTGTACCCCTCGATGATTTCCTCCGTGCCGTCCATCCAGGTGACGGTCACCCTGACGTCGCCGATCACGGGCTCTCACCACCCTCCGTAACGTTACGCGGGACTGGTCAACATACGCGCAAGGCTGCGGCGTCGCGAGCCAGCTGAT